GGGGCCTCGTCCCTCGGCTAATCCCTCGCCCCAGCCGGCCCGGAAATTACACTCGAATTTCACTGACTCTGGCAGGTAGATGTAAATCCTTGGTACTATATGGAGAATCTCGAACTGGAAAGACTCTGTGGGCCAGAAGCCTGGGCAAGCACGCTTACTCCGTCGGGTTACTCAACAACACCGACCTACTCACCGTGGGAGATGTGGAGTACGCAATCTTTGACGATCTGCGTGGAGGATTCAAATTCTTCCCCTCCTTCAAGGAATGGCTGGGATGCCAACAAACTGTTACCGTCGCCATCAAGTACCGCGAACCTCAATTGGTACACTGGGGGAAGCCTGCGATCTACATCGCAAACTCAGACCCCCGCGAAGAATTAGGTGGAGACGATCATGCATGGTTAGAAGCCAACTGTACTTTCATTCGCATAGATAGACCTATCTTTCGTGCCAATAACAGCACGCATCAGAATTAATCCACATCTTTCCCGTCTCATCCGTAGGCATCCAGTCGAACAAGTCATAAATGAACACGTTGCCTAAAGTACCCCGCTTCCCTGAACTGAACCCTGTCGCCCCACCAATGGTGGTCCCAAACTCATCTCCGACGTACGACATGGTCTTATTGAAGGGATGCCAGCGATTAAACGACTTGATGACGCCGGCATCATTAGGGTTGTTGAACGTAGTCGTCTTGTCATACAGGATTTTCACCTGCGAATTGTCCGTCGCAGCCACCATATGATCCGACCAGTCAATGTCAAACTCCCCCTTGAAGAGCACGACATCTACAGCCCTCCTGGCCTCAACAGTCATCGTCTTCATCGCACGATAGTACGCATACGTGACAGGCATATCGTTATCGCTCGGAATAGCACCCTTCACAGGATCCGCTGAGTACGCCGTGTACATACCCGGAGGAACCGCATCCGGATTCGGAGGCACCGCACTTTCGAAGACAATCCTCCTCCACCGGACGGGATTGTTGTTGTTCGTCCTAACGGACATCTTCTCCTTCACACCTCTCCAAAAAACATCATCTTTCTCCCGGCTGTTCCCGGGATTGCCGTTCCCATTAAACGGCTCCCTAAAAGTTGGGCACCACAGCATCTGCGCCGACCCCAACGCAACGCCACCACCAACTCCATTCATCGGAATTTGATGCCATGTGGGAAACGCATTCCCCTCACTTATCGTTGTCATGTGATCCTTCTTTTTCGTGGACGTGATATTCAGGATCGCCTTGCGACTTGGCATCCTTCGCGCGGAGGTGCGCCTCGTACGCTTGTAACGCGACCTTGTTGTAGTTGACTTCCGGTAACCGGTTCCTCTTCGGGACGATCGGCGATTTCCATACCTTCGGCGGTTTGGTGTGCTCCGAAGTCTCCGATAAGCCATTTTGCATTTTTGCCGAGGTGGAAGGAAAACCGAGCTCAGCATGTGACTCGAGCGGGGTATAGGACACCTATAAATAGTCGGACTGTGTCCTGTGTCCTGGGCTATAATATTAGTTTGCCCAGGACTCTCAGGACACTCATCACATGACGCTCCACGTTTGTTGCAGATATGCTCTCATTACCTACTCTCAGTGCGGAGACCTACAACCTCAATCCGTTGTATCACATTTCGACAAACTGGGAGCTCTCGTTATCATCGGCCGAGAGACTCACTCTGATGGAGGCACTCATCTCCACGTGTTTGCCGATTTCCAACGGAAGTTTCGAAGTCGACAAACTTCAGTATTTGATGTGGACGGTCGTCACCCGAACCTCTCGCCTTCTAAGGGAACACCAGAGAAGGGTTACGACTATGCGATCAAGGATGGAGACATTGTCGGCGGATCACTCGAACGGCCTCAATCACGCAGAGGTGGAAATGGGTCGATTAGCGATAAGTGGTCTATCATTGCGGATGCAACGTCTCGTGAGGACTTTTGGAGACTGGCTCACGAACTGGATCCAAAGTCTGCAATCTGCTCTTTCGGCCAGCTCCAAAAATGGTGCGACTGGAAGTTTGCACCTGTTCGTCCTCCCTACGAACACCCAACCGGAATTGAATTTGTGGAATCGGACTCTGACGGAAGACATTCGTGGCTACGTCAGTCTGGCATCGGATCTGGAGAACCACTCATAGGTATGTGTCACATGTTCGCACAGCTACCGGCTACGCCGGGGAATATAACCAAACTGGGTTGGTCCTCTGGGTACTCGGGGCCTCGTCCCTCGGCTAATCCCTCGCCCCAGCCGGCCCGGAAATTACACTCGAATTT